GACGAGCCAAAGCCAGAAAAGAAAAATCATCTGTCAGGTACGAATAGACTTTGCGGTGAGTGCTGGATCATGACGGGAAATCCAATATGCCAAGCATGAAGATACCGAAGCGACTTTTGCCGCTGGTCAAGAAGAAAAAAAGGCTAAAGATCGTGATCGGTGGGAGGGGTTCAGCAAAGTCAATGACGGTAGCTGATCTGTGTCTCATGGCATCTCAAACGGAGGGTATCAAGACTGGGTGCTTCCGTGAGTACCAAAACTCCATTGACGACTCAGTACACGCACTGCTGGCATCCGAGATTGATAGGCTGGATGTTCAGGGGTTCGAGGTACAGGCCCAGCAGATACTGTATCAGAATGAGCCAGCGTTCCGGTTCAAAGGTCTGGCAAGATCACCAGAGGCCATCAAGTCCATGCACGGCTTTAAGAGGTTCTGGGTAGAGGAAGCGCAGACAATCTCCCATAACAGCCTACGGGCGCTCACACCTACGCTCAGGGAAGAAGACTCCGAGATATGGATGACCGGGAACCCCAGATCAAGCGTTGACCCATTCTCACAACGGTTCATCAAACCATTCGAAAAGCAGCTTCGCCGGGATAGGTATTACGAGGACGACCTGCACCTGATCATCTGGATCAATCACGATGACAACCCCTATTTTCCTGATGTCTTGGAGCGTGAAAGGCTTTACGACCAGAAGAATATGTCAACAGCCCTGTATCGACACGTTTGGGAGGGTGAGTATTACGATGAGGTGGAAGACACGATCATCCCGGTTGAGTGGTTCGATGCTGCCATAGATTCCCATGAGAAGCTGGGATTCAAGCCGTGCGGGGCATTGGTAGCTGCACATGACCCAAGCGATGAGGGTGGAGACTCGAAAGGCTACGCATTGATGCACGGATCCGTTGTGCTGAACGTCACCGAGAAGGTCACAGGAGACAGCGCAGAGGGTATGGACTGGGCACTGGACCTTGCTCTATCTGCTAGTGCGGACTGGTTTGTATGGGACTGTGATGGGCTTGGGGTATCACTGAAGCGTCAGGTAGATCAGGCACTGGACGGCAAGAAGGTTGAGTATCACATGTTCAAGGGCAGCGAGTCCCCAGAAGATCCTGACCTGCCGTATGAGACTGGCGGATTACAGAGGGCCAAATCAAACCGGGAGACATTCGCCAACAAGCGCGCACAGTATTGGTGGAAGTTGAGAAACCGGTTCGAGGCAACGTACAGGGCCGTAGAAAAAGGTGAGTACATTGACCCTGATAATCTGATATCCTTGTCGTCAGGTATTGATAACTTGGACCAGTTGCGTTCTGAAGTCTGCCGCATTCCGCAGAAGCGAAACAACGCGGGTAGATTTCAGGTCATGTCCAAAATCGACATGTCAAAGAAGCCGTATGAGTTACCATCACCGAACATGGGTGACTCGCTCATGATGGCTATGTTCAAACCAAAGCCGGTGGTGCAGATGGCAAACAAAATTAACTTCAAAGGGTGGGGCTGATGGCGACCTACGATGACAAGGAATATTCCGAAGAAAGCGAGCGTTCTGAGGGCGAAGAACGTCATTACAGCGGGGAAGCATACAAGGATCACGGCAAGGTAATCCAGATGCTGACAAAGGCTCAGGGTGCCGACCACGACAACCGTGAGAGGGCCAGAGAAGCCATACTGTTCGTAAACAAGCGTGACGGCCAGTGGGAGCCATACTGGTGGGAAGCCAATCAAGGGCGACCCCGCTATACATTCGACATGGTATCGCCAATCATCGACCAGATCTCCGGTGAGATCGAGCAGGCCGACTTTGATATCCGTGTATCCCCTGCCGGTGGTGACGCAACCAAAGAGATCGCCCTGACCTATGACGGTTTGATCCGTAACATCGAGAACATCTCTAGCGCCAAAGACGTATATGCTGCCAGCGCCCGTGGAATGATCACTACAGGGTATGACGGCTGGCGCGTTGTCCAGAAGTACGCTGACTCTGATTCCTTTGACCAAGACCTGCTGATTGAGAAAGTGCATAACTTTGTGGATAGGGTGTGGTTTGATCCCGCCGCAGAGAAACAAGACCGCTCTGATGCCCGTTACTGCTTTGTGCTTCACCCGGTAGCCAAGGACGAGTTCGAGCGCCGCTGGCCTGACTCTAATGGTAACTCCGTGTCAGATGACCGTGACGGTGAGGCATACTTCGACAAGGCTGAGGTTGTCCTGATTGGCGAGATTCTCTACTGCGAGTACGAGGAGCGGCAAGTTGTCCTGATGTCCAACGGCCAGACCTATGCCGATGATGACGAGTTCTCAAGTATCCGCGATGAACTGGAAGCCGCTGGTGTCACCGAGGTGGATCGCCGCAAGCGCCCAGAGAAGTACGTCTGCTCCCGGTTCTTTGATGCCGATGGATGGCTGGGCGAGAAGAAGGAAACCGTATTCAATCGGATACCAGTGATTCCCTGCTTTGCGAACTACACGATATTCGAACACAAGACCCTGTACTCTGGCGTCATTGAGAGATTGATGGACTCCCAGCGGGTGATGAACTACAGCCTGTCACGCGAGATTGAAGAAGGCGCGCTGTCACCCCGTCCGAAGTATTGGATGACACTGGCACAGGCCGCAGGGCATGAAGATCAGCTTTCCACGCTGAACACCAACTCCGACCCAGTACAGTTCTATAACGTGGACCCAGAGGCACCACCGCCGGGTCAGCAGGGTGGCGCTATCATTAATCCCGGCCTGAGAACGATCACCGAGGCCATGAGAGGCATGATTGGGTACGCCGCCGGTATGTTTGCCGCCAACATGGGTGATAACCCCGGCTTACAGTCTGGCGTAGCTATACAGCAGCTTCAGAACAAGGGCGATAACGGCACATTCAAGTTTAACAAGGCTCTACAGGTCGCCATTGCCGCTACAGGCAAGCTTCTGGTTGATGCCATACCAAAGGTCTATGAAACCGAACGCGCCGTCAGGGTGCTGTACGAGGACGAGAGCTACGATGTCACAACGCTGAACCAGCAGGTCATTGACGTGCAGACCGGTCAGATTGTAACGCTGCACGACCTGAACCAAGGCAAGTACGATGTCGTTTGTAAGGCCGGTCCCAGCTTTAAGAACCGTCAGCAGGAGACTCTGGAGGTCATCATTGAGATGGCTAAGGTTGATCCGTCTATCATGCAGATTGCCGGCGACATCATGATGCAGAACGTCAACTCTCCCGGTGCTGACCAGATCGCTGAACGTAAGCGCGAGCAGATGATGAAAGCCGGTATGATCCCGCTGTCTCAGTTGACTGATGAAGAACGTCAGCAGATGCAACAGCAGGCCCAGACCCAAGGCCAGCAACCAGACCCAGCATCTATACTGGCACAGGCCGAGATGACTAAGGCTCAGGCCGAGATGATGCGGGCGCAGATCGAGCAGGCCAAGGCTCAGGCAGAACTGTCAAAACTCCAGCTTGAGGCCCAGAAGCTACAGATCACCGCACAGAACGACCAGATGGATAATCAGGTTGACGTCTTCAAAGCCCAGACTGATCGCATGAACACCCAGATCAAGGCACAGGAAGCCGGTGCCAAGATCGAAAAGGATCGGGTCCAAACTCAGGGTATTGAGATCGACAACGCAGGTAAGGTTCAAGACATTAGCCAGAAGGCTATGAATCCGTTTATAGGACGATAGTATGGCCCAGCCACAGACATCGCTCAGGCAGAATCTGAACGAGCCGGAATACGAGTATGGTACTGGCGGTCTGCTTGGAGCATTCGCACCGGTCAGACGAGAGATCATATCCCCAGCACAAAGCCTCCCTACAGGCTATACATCGACACGCAGAGGCGTTGGGGTTGCGTCTGATAAAATCCCAGCCCAGTACGGTGAGGTTGAAGTAGACCCAACATACGCCCCGGCCTACCGTGGACTGAAATCAGCACTTCATGCCATATACGACTTCGGTCAAGACCCTATGGGAACGATCAGGGGCATGGTGCAGTCAGCCCCAGAAGTGGCTGGAAGTATTGACCAGTACATGCGCGACCAATACACAGCAGGCGCACTGGGTGGCACAGCATACAATCCGGAGACAGGTCAGGTCACAGAGTTTGACCCCACTGTCGCTATGGTAGGCGGCGCTCCAGCAGGCGTACAGGCTGTCAGAGCGGCAACGCCGGGAACTGTAACTTTGGGTTC